TAGAAACTCCTGTTGTTCTATCTTGCATTCAGCATAGTCAAAGTGAGCTTTATCTAGCTCGTCTTGGATTGTTTGTTTGTATCTTCCCATCTTTGTTTTCTTTCTAATTGTTGCATTTCTATTTCTTGTCTTATTGCTCTATTGATTTCATCAACCATAGATATGTTCTCTTTCATCAAAACAATACCATAGCCAATCATAAATGCAATTATTAGTAGTATAATAAATGTCATTAGTTCCACCATTTCTTGTCAGTTTCTTCACGTTTAACTACCTTGTATGGTAGCTGAACAGTCTTTGGCATATACTTTGCAACTGCAAAACAAAGTCCCAAGACTATTCTTATTGGTAACATAATTGCAAACCAAATCCATTTGGCAGCAACATTCATCAACCAATTCTGTATCTTATGTAGCATATCTACTCCTTTAGTTTCTTGTGTATTCATATAACTCCAATCTTATTTTCTTATCAGCAGGTGTATTATGATTATACAATCTTTCTAGATTTACTATAAAATCATTTCTACTACCTTGGTTCTTTAATTTAGCTGAGAAGTTTTTAAGTTTCTTTTCAAACGTCTTCCAACTAAATTTAGGGTGCTGCATAAGAACTATCATAGCCAATACAAAAGATCTTTTCTTATAGTATTGAAAGTATTCTCCTACTTTGTTTATAGATCTAGCCCAGGTCTTACCTTGTTCTAGATTCTTCAAAGTAAACTTACCATCTTTAAACTCTTTTAGTTCTTTACTTGCACAATAACCTTTGTCATTTAACATAGCTATACATTCTGATAATCCAAACTCGTAAGTTCTATGAAACCATTCTAGTAACTCATAGTCGTGATTACCTAGTTTAACGTGGGACATTAGATATTCTGTAAGTGTCCATTTTCGTGCTACCGAATTTAGTTTACGTACATCTTCTAATGTAACATTGTCTTTTACAATGTATAATATTGGTCTACCTACAATCTTGTAAGCTTCCAATCTATGTTGTCCTTCAACAACATTCATCTTTTCATCTACAATAATAGGTACTTGCAAATCTTTTTCTTTAATAGATTCTACAAGTCTTCTTACGTGTAGTTCAGTTATAGCTCTATTACCTTTTAGGTATTTAAATAGACTATAGTCTGTTGTTTTATATATTTTATTCTTATCCATTTATTCCTCCTTATAGGTTTATGAATTTCGGCAGCAACGCCAGTGGGTTTACAACGCCGAACGATAAGTCGTTTTGTACTTTAGAACCATTCTAAAATGCCAATAACGATAAAAAAAACCCAGCGTCTATTACAACGCTGGGCTTTGTATATAACTACTTACCAAGTGCTTCCTTGATTCTAGCTATATTGTATTGTTTCATCTCATCAGAAACATCTTTAACTGCACCTGCCTGTTTACTTTTGGGAATAAACTTCTTCTCAAAAGCAACTTCATATGCAAGGTGTAGTTCATTAACAATCGTTTCTGCTCGATTGATATTCAACTGCTGAGCATCACGTCTGAATATAAGCTTATCTACATTAAGCTTAGATATCTCATTACCGACATCTTCTCTCAATGCATTTTCCATAAGCTTCATAGTCTTATCCAATGAATTATTACATTGTTCCAAATGTCTTTCGAAACAACCAATAATAGAATTGGCATTCCATTCAGCAATCATAGCCCAATCTTTTTCTTGGGCAAATGGTGTAATCATTGTTCTAAACAATGTCTTAACACCTTCTTTGATATCAACAGAATCTAAGACATCAGACATAGCATCTAGTCTTGAATCTGAATAATCAGCACTATTTACTTCACTAGCTAACATATATTCCTCCTTTCACTAGAGTATTTAACTCACTATCAACTTCAACTACCTTAGTAGTATCACCTTTGATAGTAGCTTCTTCTTTCAAGCTATATAACTCATTAACTCGCTTCTTATTAGCTTCGTCAACGATTAGCTCATAGTATTTAACATAGTCCATAATAACCTCCTTGTTTAGACTAACGTCCACATAACGTGGTAGCGTACATCAACCGAGGGGGTTACCGCAGGGCAATGCGACAAGTGGATCGCACACTATCTAGTGCGTCCATCTTGTTGCATTGAGGCAACAGCCGACCTGCAAGGGGGAGTCCTTGGTATGATAGCGTATCACGTGTGTGTGGGGGGACCCATAGCATAACGAGGCTCAGCGCAATCGTAAGATTGCAGAGTGCCGAGTGGTTTCTTCCTTGTTCTATATCAAGGAGAAAATGCGTATGGGGTGTATGCCCACAGCGAAATGCTTCCTGCATTTTGCGAGGACATTCTTTTTTGCCGAAGGCAACCACATATAGTATTGTGAGTATAACGAACAACTAAAGTGCTGTATTTGTTCTTGACACGTAGCATTTTTAAAACTACGTACAGTTAAGGGCAGAATATAATTAGTTATGAAAGATGATCTAACAGACAAACAAAGACAGCTCGTTGATACTATCGTAGCAACTGGTTGTAGTATAAAGGAAGCTGCTGAAAAGGCAGGATATTCAAGCAAAGGAAGTAAAGAGGCAGCGAGAGTAAGTGCTTCTCGCACACTACGTTTACCAAAGGTACAGAGTTATATGCAACAAAGAATTGCACAAACTCTAGGACTTGGTGCAGTAAGTGCGAGTAAAAGACTTATCGAGCTGTCGACTGGAGCTAGAAGTGAATACGTACAGCTAGAGGCAAGTCGAGATATTCTCGATAGGGTAGGTCTAAAAGCCCCAGATAAGATCGCCCATAATCTACAAGGCGATATAAAGATTAACATAGACTTATCGTGAGGCGTTGGTACGCACACCCACTCAGTAAATCGGTAGATTTAGTGGGGGTGGGCGAAACCCACCAGCCTTGGCTGACGAGGCGAGTGCAACAGACAATAAGGTCTTAAAAGGTACATATGGCAAGAGCTAAGTTTAAAGATGTAGCAGTACATGAAAGAATCCCAAAGAAGACTAGCATAGGGCGTAGACCAAAAAAGTCTTCTATGAATAAGCATAAAAAGAGATCTTGGAAAGCTTACCACAAACAAGGGCGTTAGTGCGTTTCAAATATTTTTTATTTTATATAGGTTAGATCCTTTCAACTTAGGAGGATATATGAACTATAAAGTAAGAATATGGAATAACGATACTTTGAAAAAAGAATTGGTATATTCCGCAGATAATGATATACAAGCAATACAGATGGCTAGTGCAGCAACACCAGATGGTTGTAGATCAACATATGAATTAACAAAGGAGAAAGAACCATGTATGGAAAAAAATCCTATGGAAGCAAATCAAAAGGAAGCGGTCTAACAAAAAAACAAAAGACACTTCCTCCTGCTTTAAAGAAAAAGATAATGGCAGCTAAAAAAAAGAAAAAGTAAATGGCTACCAAAGCAGAAAGAAAGCATATGGATAGAGTAGCTCAACTTGGTTGCTATGTATGTAAAGCACCTGCTACTCTACACCATATTAGAAATAATGGAAGTGGTAATGTTGGTATGGGTAGAAGATCCAGTCATTTTGAAGTAATCCCTTTATGTTATGAACACCATCAAGGTAATACAGGAATACATCTAGATAAAAAAAATTTTATAAAAAAATATGGTACAGAAAAAGAAATACTAGAAAATGTATTACTTATGGTAGAAACTGAGTTATGTCGTTCCTCAATAGTTTAAGTTTAAAAGATCGTAGAAGATTACGAACAATAGTTAAAGCAACACATTTAAAACATTATCCTACACATATGATTACTGACTATGAAGCAGATAAGTTAGTAGAAGCTTTTGGCGAGGAAACCTTATATAAGATGCTAAAAGAGAATGTAGGAACTAATGTCGATTAATTTTAAATATAAACCAGATGGTCAAACTCTAAAAGAGTTTATGAAGTCAGATGACTTCTTTAGAGGATTACGTGGTCCAGTAGGTTCTGGTAAATCAGTATCTTGTTGTATAGAAATATTTAGAAGATCTTTATTACAACAAAAAAATCCACAAGGTGTACGTAAATCTAGATGGGCAGTAATAAGAAATACAAATCCACAGCTGCGAACAACAACAATTAAAACTTGGTTAGATTGGTTTCCAGAAGATACCTGGGGTAACTTTGCATGGTCTGTTCCTTATACACATAGAATATTAAAAAACGATCTAGATATAGAAGTTATATTTTTAGCATTAGATAGACCAGAAGATGTTAAGAAACTATTATCATTAGAGCTTACAGGCGTTTGGATAAACGAAGCTAGAGAAATACCTAAATCAATTATTGATGCTTGTACAATGAGGGTAGGTAGATACCCTTCTATGAGAGATGGTGGTGCTAGTTGGTATGGAGTTATTGCAGATACCAATGCACCAGAAGAAGATCACTGGTGGGCTATAATGTCTGGTGATGTTCCTGTACCAGATCATATTTCTAGAGAAGAAGCTCTTATGTTAATTAAACCAGATAACTGGAGTTTCTATTCACAGCCATCTGCTATGCTAGAAAAAAAAGAAAACAATATGACCATAGGATATGATCAAAATACTTTGGCAGAAAATAAAACTAATCTTACAAATAAATATTATGATAATATTATTAGAGGTAAAACAAAAGGTTGGATAGATGTTTATGTATTAAATAAACTAGGATCTATTGAAGAAGGTAAACCTGTATATCCAAACTTTAAACAAGAACTACATTGTTCTAAAGAAGATCTAATACCAAACAAACATCAAACAATATATATTGGAGTTGACTTCGGACTCACACCTGCTGCTGTATTTGGACAAAGACTTCCTACAGGCAGATGGATATTATTAAATGAGCTTGTATGTTTTGATATGGGTGTAATTAGATTTTCTGAATTACTTAGAACTGAGATAGCTAAATACTACAAAGGTTATGAAGTAGATATATATGGAGATCCTGCTGGAGATTTTAGATCACAAACAGATGAAAGAACACCTTTTCAAATTATGAGGCAATGTGGATTGAAAGCTAAACCTGCACCATCTAATGATGTAGCTCTAAGAATAGAAGCTGTAGACTCAGCTCTATCTAGACTACTAGATGGTAAGCCAGGATTCTTGCTAGACAAAAAATGTGTAAACTTAAAAAAAGGTTTTAATGGTGGCTATCATTATAGAAGACTACAAGTATCTGGAGATAGATATGATGAGAAGCCATTAAAGAATAGATACTCTCACGTACATGATGCTTTACAATATTTAATGATGGGAGCTGGTGAAGGTAGAACTATACTAGCAGGTCAGAAGACAAGTAAAAATATTATAGCTAATAGAGAGTGGGACGTATTTAAAACTAAAAAACCAAAGCAAAGGAAGGTATGGGATCTTTTCAGAAAGAATGGTTGATATATTTTTATCAAGCAGAAAACTATGAATATAGTGATTGGTTATATTTTTTAAGAACAGGTTATAAACATTGTGGTGGACTTACCTATAATGCAGAAGCAGATCAATGGGTACACCTTGAATTTACACACGCAGGTACAAAGCTATCATTTCTATCAAAAGATGAAGTAGAAGATATACTTGGCTTTCTAAAACAATACAAAGTATTAAGATGTCCAGTCAAAGATGATTGGAAGCTGCTGCGAATAAAAGATATTACCTGTGTATCTTGGATAATGAGATTGATTGGATTCTATAGATGGTGGATCTTTACACCTTATCAGCTTTATTGTGCGTTGATAAAAGCTGGATATAAGTCATTTTACGAACCAAAGGATCCGAACTATGACAAAAAAACCGAAAAAAATATCTGATATTGTTGATAAGATGAGAGATCTTCACGAACAAGAAGATGAGCTTATGAATAAAATATCTGATCTTCACCAAGAAGAAGATGATATGTTAGCTGAACTTGAAGAAGGTTATGGTAGTTTAACTTCTAAAGATATGGAAAATCTTATTGATGATGATTTTGATGATGACTTGGAGGACAGATAATGGGAGGCATTTTTAAAAAACCATCTCCACCACCAAGAAATGATGCTCTTGAAAGACAGATGGCTGCTGATAGAGCTGCGGAAGAAAAAAGACAAAGAGATATGGAACGTGAGTCCAAAGCTTATGCAACTAAAAAAGCAAAAGGAATCATAGGAGCTAGATCTTTGTTTGCTAGAGCTGGTGGTCGAGGCTTCTTTGGATAATGCGAAAAATCCACAAGAATCCTAAAGGAGGACTAACAGCAGCAGGTAGAGCATACTTCAAACGTAAAGAAGGTGCTAATTTAAAACCACCTGTAAAGCGTGGAGTAAATCCTAGAAGGATAAGCTTCGCAGCTAGGTTTGCAGGTATGAAAGGTCCAATGAAAGACAAGAAGGGTAGACCTACTCGTAAGGCATTGGCATTAAGAGCTTGGGGGTTTAGAAGTGTTGAATCAGCTAGAAACTTTGCTAACAGGCATAAAAAGAAAAAGTAAATGGCAACAGCGAAAAAAACAAATCCTGCATTATGGGCTAGAGCTAAAGCACAAGCTAAAGCTAGAATGGGTGGTAAACATTCTGCAAGGGCTATGCAACTCGCTGTTAAAATTTACAAGAAAGCAGGTGGAGGCTATAGAGGTTCTAAATCTGGAAAGAATAAATTATCTAAATGGTCTAAACAAAAATGGAGAACAAGCAGTGGAAAAAAATCAGAAGGTAAAAGACGTTATTTACCTGATAAAGCGTGGAAAAGTTTATCTGCTAAAGAAAAAGCAGCAACTAATAGAGCTAAAGCAAAAGGCTTTAAAAAAGGTAAACAATTTGTTAAACAACCTAAAGGGATAGCAGCAAAAACAAAAAGGTTTAGAAAGTAATGGATAAAGCAACAGCAATCATAAAACAATACGAAGAAGCAGTATCTATCAAAGATCATTGGAGAGAAAAGTTTGAAGAAGCTTATGAGTATTGTTTACCTAATAGAGAATCATTCTATGAAGAATCTCCAGGTCAAAGAAGAACAGATAAAATATTTGATGAAACAGCAGTAGTAGGAGTACAAGAATTTGCTAGTAGATTACAAGCTGGTATTGTTCCTACATTTGCTAGATGGGCAGACTTTCAAGCTGGTGTAGAAATACCAGAAGATCAAAAACCACAAGTTAATTTAGAGTTAGATCAAATAACAGATTATGTATTTGAAGTAATACAAAACTCTAACTTCAATCAAGAGATACATGAATGTTTTATGGATCTAGCTGTAGGTACAGGTTGTATGTTAGTAGAAGAAGGTGATGCAGTTAATCCTATAAAATTTACAGCAGTACCTTTACCTAAAGTATGTTTAATGAATGGACCAGATGGTAGAGTAGATACTATCTATAGAACTAGAAAAGTTAAACCAGAACATATAATGGTTCTATATCCTAAAGCTATTATGCCAGAAAATTTTGATTTAATGAGGCAGAAAGAATGTACAATTATTGAAGCTGTATATAAAATTTATGAACAGAATGTAGAAAAATATAAATATTGTGTTGTACTCAAAGAAATGAAAGCAGTTATCTTTGAAGAAATATATAAAGGTGAAGGTTCTAATCCTTATCTTGTATTTAGATGGAACAAAGCTTCTGGAGAAGTTTATGGTCGTGGACCAATATTTAATGCAATGGGAGCTATTAAAACTTGTAACTTAACTGTAGAATTAATATTACAAAATGCACAGATGTCTGTATCTGGAGTATATACTTATGAAGATGATGGAGTTATAAATCCAGATAACATAGCATTAGTACCTGGATCTTTAATACCTGTAGCTCCAGGATCAAGAGGATTAAATGCAATACAATCTGCATCTAACTTTGATGTAGCTCAGTTAGTATTACAAGATATGAGGCAGAATATTAAGAAAGCTTTATATATGGAAACTCTTGGTAGACCAGAAGGAACTCCAATGACAGCTACTGAAGTATCTGAAAGAATGGCAGATCTATCAAGACAGATAGGATCTTCTTTTGGTAGACTACAAGCAGAACTTATACACCCATTATTAAAAAGAATAATTAGAATATTATCACAACAAGGTAGAATAGAATTACCTAAAGTAAATGGTAGAGAAGTTAAAGTAGCAGCAAGATCTCCATTAGCTAAAGCACAACACTTACAAGATGTTGCAGATGTTAATAGATTTAATGAAATACTTGCTGGAACTTTTGGACCACAAATGATAAACATTATTATGAATCAAAATGAGGTTGCAAAATATATTGCAGGTAAAATGAACTTACCAGAAAAACTCATTAGAGATCAAGAAGAACAACAACAAATAGTGCAACAAATCAGTCAACTTAATCAATCCGCAGGACAAGGAGAGATACCAGAATAATGGGAAAAGGAATGAAACACTATTTCCGAGATGGTAAAGAACATAAAGGTGGAACACATAAAATGCCTAATGGTCAATTACACTCTGGAAAAACACATGGTAAAACAAGTAAGCGTTTATATCATTTCGGAGAACTATCTAAAGCTGCTAAAAAGACTGCAAGGTCATAATGGCTTGGGATAATATCAAAGAAAAAAAACCAATTCCTGCAAAATCGATTGATGGTTATGTTAGAACTCCAGCTGAAGAAGCTCAGTTAAACAAAACATTTGCAGGTGTATTTAAAGGATCTGATGGTAAGTTAGTCCTTAACTACATAAGATCAATCACCACCGAAGCAGTTGCTGGTCCAAACATTGACAGCAATCAGTTATTTCATTTAGAAGGAATGAGATTTCTTGCAGGTGTAATACAAACAAGAATAAAAAAAGGAGAGCAAGATGGCAGATGATAATGTTGAAAATAAATCAGCACCAGTCACCACAGACTCAAAAGATGCTGCGGTAACTAAACCAGAATATGTACAAGACAAATTTTGGGACGTTGATAGAAAGGAAGTTAACCTAGAAAATCTAGCAAGTAGTTACAATGCACTTGAAAAGAAACTAGGTTCTAGAACAGAAGACTTATCTAAACAGATAAGAACTGATATAGAACAGGAAAGATTAAGAAGTACTCCAGAAGAATACAAAGTTAATCTTCCAGAACTTCCAGAAAATGTAGATGTAACTGTTTCTGACGATATGGAAATAGTACAATGGTGGAAAGAAACAGCAAAGAAAAAAGGATTATCACAAGAAGAATTTGATACTGGTGTTAATGCTTTTGTACAAAATGCTGTAGCTACTTTACCAGATGTAAATGTAGAAATGGAAAAGTTAGGATCTAATGCTAAAGAAAGATTAGAAGCAGCAGAACTTTGGTCAAAGAAATATCTTTCACCAGAATCTTATGATGCTTTTTCTAAACTAGCAGCAACAGCTGAAGGTGTAACTGCTGTAGAAGAACTTATGCGATTAACAAAAGATACTTCTATGCCTACAACACCTACGCAGGTTTCAGTAACTCCAGATTTAACAGATCTTAAATCTATGATGGCAGATCCTAAATACTGGAAAGATGGAGAAAAAGATCCAGCTTACATTAAACGTGTAACAGACCTGTATGAGAAAGCGTTCGACAAACAAAAACAATAAACCTTTTAAGTATAAAAAACTTAAAAAGGATTTACACTGGCTAGATGCAGTTAGTGAAACTGGTTGGGTTTCCGAATCCGATATGGAAGCCCAAGCACCAGCTAAAGCTGTATGTAGTCAGATGTGGGTATTCAAAGAAACAGATAAATATATTACATTATTTGGTACATATTCATATGATGAGAAAGGTAAGTTAGAGTTTGGAGAAGTTATAACTATACCTAAAATATGGATTTAATGTGCGTTGAGTAGAATCATTCTAAACTTTATTTTAGCTGCAAGACCTTAAATATGATATGATTGCCCTTAATTCTAAGGATAACAGTCCCCTGCATAAATAAGATAATCGTTAACTTAACAATAACAAAAAGGAGCTATAAATGGCTAACTCAATAACAAATGCCTTTATTACTCAGTTTGAAGCTGAAGTTCACATGGCTTATCAAAGAATGGGTTCTAAGTTAAAGAACCTTGTAAGACAAGTGAATGGAGTCAATGGAAATACTGTTAAGTTTCAAAAGATAGCAAAAGGATCTGCAAATACTAAAGCAAGACATGCTGAAGTAGTTGCTATGGATCTTGCACATTCAAATGTGTCAGCTACTCTTGATGACTTTTATGCAGCAGACTACGTTGATAAGTTAGACGAGTTAAAGGTAAACATAGACGAAAGACAAGTGGTTGCACAATCGGCAGCGTACGCATTAGGTAGAAAAACTGATGAGATCGTTGACACGATTTTCCAAAATGCAACAGCACTTGCTAACAACTCGTCTGGTACAGGTACTGGAATGAATCTAGGCAAAGCAACAGCTATGATGGAACTTTTCAATACTAATGACGTACCAGATGATAACCAAAGATACTGGGTGATCGGACCAAAACAATGGTCAGATCTACTTGGCTTAGATCAATTCTCTAGAGCAGAATACGTAGGTGAAGGTGAACTTCCTTATTCTGGAGGAATGACAGCTAAGAGATGGTTAGGTTTCTTGTGGTTTGTACATAGTGGACTAAGTACATCTGGTTCAACTGACAGACACACAGTAGCTTGGCACAAATCTTCTGTTGGTCTAGGTATTGGTTCAGACGTTAAAACTGAAGTAAACTATATACCAGAAAAAGTATCACACTTAATAACTTCAATGTTATCAATGGGTGGAACTTTAATTGATACTAATGGTATTAGAATACAAAAATGTGCGGAGTAATAGGAGGATAATATGGCATACGCAACAGACAACCCAATCAAAAAGATTGCTGAAGCTGGTGGTAATAGTGTTTTCTTCTATATAGATGGAGATGCAATCGGAACAATAACTGGTTCTGGTTACTTCAACTCAGCAACAAACGAACTAAAGCAAGGTGACATTATAATTGTTACTTCTGGCGTAGGTGGAACTATAGCAGCAGACGTGCTATCAGTAACATCAGCTAGTGGTGCAGCTACTGTCACAACTGTAGCTTTAGCATAACGATACTTGTGTGGGCGAGGCAACTC